GTGCCTTGGACCTTGTTGAGGTTGCGGGCCTCGACGACTTGCTTAGCGAAGTCTGACGGGTGCTCTGATAAGAACGATTTAGTGAACGACGGCTGGCCGGTCGAGGTGCGTGGGTATTTTATTTTGAGTTTGTCAAAGGCTTTTGCGAGTGACGCGGCTGCCCAAATCTCTACCGTTCCCCCGGCTTGTGCCTCGATCTGTTTGAGCACAGCTTTCTCGCGTTTGATCAAAGCCTGCTTTGTCCGCTCGCAGCGATCCATGTCCACGCGAATACCCCGAAAGGTCATGTCGATCAGGCAAGGCGTGAGCCGCGTTTCTAGATCCCAGACCGTGTTGAGGTCTTGCTTGCTGATCTCTAGCTTGAAAAACTTATACAAATCAAACGCCAAGCGCGCGTCCATCTCTGCGTAAGGGCCGACGAATTGACTTGGCAGCTTCCAGAGCTCAGCTTTTGGATCGACACCGAAGTCGATTGCCGCTTGGGTCAGAAGCTTTTCTGACTTTGCCTCGCCCAGATAGTCGTAAGACAGGGCGTTCAGACTGTAGCTATAACGGTTCTCGTCCAGTAGCGCCGCCATGATCATCGTATCGATGATTGGCCCGTTGACCGGGATATCCAAAGCTTTGAGCCAGCCCAAGTCGTATGGGGCGTTGTGCATGATCTTCGGACAACCTGTGGATAACTGCTTCTTCAGCCAACGTAGCACGACGTTTTTGTCGAGGTTGCCGCCACCAAGGTGCGCGATTGGGTAGTAAGCTTCCCAACCGTCGGTTGCCACCGCAATACCGACAACGTCACCGTCCTTGCGAGGCCACCCAGGCCCAAACTCTTTAAGGTTTGGATCGCGTGTCTCAAGGTCAATAGCGATCTCTTTTGCGTCGGTAATGTCTTTCAGTTCGAAAGGTGCAGTCCATTCCGCGTTTGGTGTAAACAGCGGAAACTGCAAGCGCGTTTCTTTTTCCATCTTAGCTCCTTGGGTCGTCCCCCAAACTGAAGCGCAAGTACCAGATCGCTTTTTTCAAATCTTCTTCTGCATCAAACTTCTTGCCTGCACGCCAAACGTATTTGAAGGCGGCAAGCTTGCAGTAGGTGTTGACGGCATCCCGCCCGAAAGCGGCCACCATCGCATCGATGCATTCGATTTCAGAATCCGCGTAGTGCGGGGGCTGATGAACCATGTCTTCGTCGCTCACAACGTGTAGCTCCGATAAAAGTTTTCTGGCAGCACGGTGAACAGGTTCTTCTTTGTGCGAGTAACCGCAACGTAGAACACGCGATGCATGCTGTCTGGATCTGCGTCCATCGACCGCTCTGCAGCGACCGTCAAATCCGTAAACAGCACCACGTTATCTGCTTCACCGCCTTTTGCTCCGTGGATTGTTGATAATTTGATACGCGGAGGTGCTGTGAGGTCTTCGCCTCTGCGCACCAATGCATTGACGTACGCGACGTCAACACTTGGTACTTTGTCAAGCGCCTCGTTCCACGACATATCGAGGGTTGCCAACAAACCGTTGGTGTCCCGCAACTCCTCAAACGTGAACGTATCGTCTTCTTCCCCAAGAATCTTTTTGTGACCGCGTGCAACACGCACGCCGTTACCTGTCATATAAGAATACAAAACTTTTGCCAGATCGTATGTGATCGGGTTGCCCCGCTGTAGCGTGCGCCATGCCTCAAGGGCTTCGCGAACCTTCAGGCGCAGGCTTTGTCGCCCCTGCATTTCAAAGAAATAGCCTTGGCTTTTGAGATGATCGCGTACCGGGTTTAAAAAGTACGCTGCCTGCGACAAGAACAGCCAAGAGCCGTGAGTCATGTCCAGTTCTGCAAAGGTAGAAATGTTTTGTATCCGCCCTTCTTCTGACTTTGGCAAGTAGGACTTCGGAAAGCGGTGCCTGATCCGGCGTGAGATCCTGTCAGCCACTTCGTGTACGAGGCGTGGGATGCGGAAGCTTTGCTCTAGCACCTCGCTGCCGCCGGGTAAGTTTATGAAGTGCTCCACATCGGCCCCAGACCACTTATAAATCGCTTGGTCGTCATCGCCTGCACAGTACATGCGCTCTGACTTTGCATCGATGGCGTGGGCAATGTCCCACTGTAACGGGCTGAGATCCTGCGCTTCGTCCAGCATGGCAAGCTTGAACGACGGGCATGTCTCATGGGCAGACCGTGCGAAGAGCTCAAGCATGTCGGTGTAGTCATAAACGCCAAACTCTTTTTTGTACTGGGCCAAGGCCCTTGCTGCGTATTCCACTTCCAGCCATGTGTATTCAAGATCACTGGCATTGTATTCGCTTTGCAGTTCGCTCTTTTTCAATCTTGACAGGGTGATCAATCGCAGGATCGGTGACTCTTTGCGCAGACTGTTGCTCAAATCCTCTTCGACTTCGTAACGAGGGACGTCACCACTGACAAGCGCGATGCCAATCTTGCGCTCAACTTCACGATAATGCTGGGCGGTCATAAGTTGTTCAGACTTCAACCCAGTAAGATGAAAGGCAAGACTATGGATCGTGCGGAAGAAAGGCAGATCGGACTTGGGATCAAGACCAAACCGCTCCGCAGCGCGTTCTTTGGCCTCTGTGGCAGCTTTTCGCGTAAACGCGAAGAAGGCTATTTGAGTAGACGGGACACCTTCAGCTAACGCCTTATCGACCAGATTCAAAAGCGTGGTCGTCTTCCCCGTCCCCGGCGGCCCGAAAAGCCTTTGCATCAGCTAACCCGCCAGAGTCGTATCAAAACCTTATCGTCCGTTGAGTCTTTGTGGTTTTTGCGCTGCACAACCCCGTAGCCAGCGTCAGTCATCGCTTTGCGTATGGCGTTACGTTCTTTGCCATCAACCACTTCAACGCTGTCACCTATCTCCATTTTTTCAATCAAGTGAATCCAGCGTCCCCAACCCGCCTTGGACGGGATTTCTATGCCCTTATCGATTTTCAAAACGGGATCTCCTCATCTTTGGTAAACCGTGGATCACGAATAACCGTCTTTGTGAATTTGTGGGCAGGTATTTTCCATAACCGAATGACCTTACCCTGGATGCGTAGTTGAGTGGCCTCGCCGTTCACGTCGCGTAGCCGCTGAGCTATCTGATGCGTTTTGAAGTGCTTGAAGTTAGCTTTGTTCAAATGACCCTCCAAATCTTTCAACCGGAAATACGTTTCGTCGGTCTCGTCATCGGTCCACGGCCGCTTAAGCAGGATCTGTTCTTTGTCTTCAGCCGCTTGGTGACCTGTACAGAATTCTTCTAGATGCTCTTTGAATATGCCGTTAACGCTGACATCTTCCGACACTTCGATGATAGACCCTTCAGTTTCTTGCATCTCCTTCAATAACGCGTTGATACGAGTTTCCCACATGTCTTTCTTCATTGTGCGCGGGTAAAAGTTCAGTTGCTCGACGCATGCTCTTTGAAATGCCATTTGGTTTAGAAGGTCGTCTGTTTGCATCTCCAAAGGCTTACCTTCAACGTCCAAGAACCACACTGGAGGCACCGAGTTGTACTTGCGCAGATTAGCGATCTGCACACCCGACACCACCGCTTCAATCCCAAACTTACGGGTCATGCAAAGTTCTTTGTTACAAACTGAATTGATCGGCGCGTCTTTGCATTTGTACGCGTAGTCCTTCCTATGTAACTGCTTGGCAACCGCGTTGACCTCACCCAAAGGCAGCGGCGGGTGAATGAACTTCATGTTGTGCTGGAGGATTTCTGTCTCCCATGTGTCAGGGAAAGCCTTACGCAAATAAACGCCTACGTTGAACAGACCATTGTTTCTTGCGCCTTCACCTATTCCGTCTTTACAGAGGATCTGAAGACACGGGGGTCCGTCTTGCAGCGGCAGACTGTTGTCTTGCTCAACAGACAAAGCTAAAGCTTGTTCGTGCGTCTGCACGTTTTCAGCGACCAGTTCGAAGAACTCTTCTATGGTTGCGGCACTGCTATCTGGGTTGAACGCGTAGCGCAAGCTGTTTTCATGGTCGAAGTAGGGCATGTTCAGAAAGTTGCCTACATCTCCACGATCAAGGTTCAAAACGATCTGTTTTGGGAAGATCTCACTGCCACCGTACCCCAGACCGACAGAGAGGCGCGTTAAGACGTCTTGCATGTCTTTGGCAGGGATAAAGTCGTCTGTGAATAAAAACACGTGAGCGCCGCCAGATTTGCTTCTACAGACCACTAGCGGCAGCTTCAAATTTTTTAGGTTTTCGATCAGTGCGGTGTGGTCGAAGTTGTACTCGTCGATGTCTATGCAACCCCACCGGCACAGGTTGTCTTCGTTGATTGGAATGATCCCGATGGACTGAGTACCGTCCAAATGCATTTGCCACGTTTCTTTCGTCCGCTCTTCGCGCACGATCATCGCTTTACCGGTGGCCTTGCCTTTTTCATTACGCCTTTCGATCTTAAAGGTGCCGTGGGCAGCCCTCAATCCATCGAAAATCGTGGAAAACTTATCTATCATCTTTGTTCCAAGGTCCCGGA